ATAGCGCTAAATCCTGCAAAATGACACGTGGGACGTACCTCAGTTGGTGTCCCAACACACTAACGCCCGTCCAAACGAGTAGGGCGAATAGTGGAACCCAGGTGTACCCAGCCACAACTGGATGGATGCCATTACGCAAGAAGTGGCACTCGCTTCGCGACGATAATATTTTGTGGTATGGTCTCAAGTATGGTATCAGTTCCACGTCGAGCGACCAGAACGAATACCTATACAAATGTATCTGTAGTGCTAAGATTAGTTTCAAGGGTAATGCAGATCCAAACTACACTCAGTCCGCAGGCGGTGGAACAGTCCTTATCCCTATTACGGAACAGACGTAAAAAACCGTTTTTCAAACCAAAAAATAATGAATATGAATATTCGTTTGGCTTTTTGCGCCAGGGGCGACTTATTCTGCCCCCGCTTGTCGGGGCAGAATGAGTTGCCCCGGCAAAGCCTTTTTTTTTTGCCCTTTTGCCAAATCGCGGGGTGTAGTATTACCCCCGCGACTTTTTTACACGAGTTTTTCGCCATTTATTCAATAGGCGAACGTGTCGCCAGGTCGGGCTCTGCCCGAACGGCGAACACGTGTAGCGAATAATGCGTTAAAGACAACCGTTTCCTAGTAAAATGCCAGGCTCGAAGAGCGCCCGATACCGCGACTGGGTATTCACCGACTATAACCTAGATGCTGAATGGCTTAAAGGCTTGCCGACTCAGTATATATGCTGGGGTGAGGAGACTTGTCCCACCACTGGTCGTTCTCATCTGCAAGGGTTCATATCCCTTTCTCATGAGCAGACCTTTGAGGAGGTTCAACGTCTGATGAATATCAGCGACGACGCAAAGGCGGCACTCAAAAAGGCCAAGAAAAAGAAATGGATGCCAATCCACATTGAACGCCGTAAAGGCACAGTTTCGCAGGCCATCGACTACACTAAAGGTGGAGGCGATAAGCCAGTTAACTTGATTTGGTTCGAGGGGGGCGTTCGCCCCCAGGAGGACGAACCTAAGCAACAAGGCAAGCGTACCGACATGGAATTCGCTAGAGACATGGTAAAGACAGGCATGAGCCTGCGTGAGTTTGGTCAACTCTGTCGTGGACAGCAAGCCCTCAAATTGTACCGAGATTTACTCAGTATTTACGAGGTGCCGCGTACTACCCCGCCGTACGTCGTGTGGCTCTGGGGAGACACCATGTGCGGTAAGACAAGTCATGCACTTGCAATATTCGCTCAGCGTAATATGTATATACATGACAAAACGCTACATCAACAACGGCTGGACGAGCACCACTGGGAAGGGTACGACGCGCAGAGAGGGATTTTCCTCGATGAATTCGAGGATACTGCATATTCCTACAAATTCATGCTCCAACTGCTCCACGAACCATGTGTCGTCCGTATGTTATACGGTTCTCGCCAGATACTCGCCGAGGTCATCGTGATATCTGCGAATAAGCCGCCCCATCTCTGCTATGAGTGGCAGGCAACTAGTGTCAACAACGGTATCGGCCATTTACTAAGGCGTATAGACGTGGTTGTTCATCATCAAAACTCGTTTGCGAAATGCGTTAAAGACATGCGTCCCCTAGAAAAAACATACGATGGTATTCCGATTGAAATACAAGCGAAGCAGACGCCCGCGTTCATCCCGCAGGCCGGGTATGAAGTCAATGAAGGTTCCGAGAGCACCTCGGACACCTGCAGTTGATAGGGTTGTTACCCGTAATTTCAAGTTCGTGATGCGCACCGACGCCACGCCGACCAACGCACAGGATTGCCTGTTAGCGAATGCCAAAGACCAATGGGTTTCTGACAGTATGTGTTGGCGCTTGCAGAATATTCCTGGGGTTACCAACTTTAAGGCAATATACACGCATTTCAGATTTGAAAAAATAAGAGTGCAATTCATCCCTCTGACCGTTACCATGCAAGTCGAAGATACCGACACTGGTACGTCAGCCTCTGGTATTTCCAAGTGTACACCGAAGTTCTATGTAGGCCGTGTATGGGGCAATGAAGTTCCAAGTGATTTTACATGGGAAAACGAGAATTCTGCACTCATCGATAGCGCTAAATCCTGCAAAATGACACGTGGGACGTACCTCAGTTGGTGTCCCAACACACTAACGCCCGTCCAAACGAGTAGGGCGAATAGTGGAACCCAGGTGTACCCAGCCACAACTGG